TGATTATGGCGGAGACTATCCAATCATCATTTACCCTGATCCGACAGGCGGTTCACGGAAAACGAGCTCCGATATTTCTGATCTGGAGATACTTCAGCGAAAGGGTTTCGAACTTCGCTATAGATATGGCTTCACACAGCGTCATAGCCTGAATCTCACCAATGGTGCATTCGATCACGATAGGATAGTGATTGACCCGTCGTGCACGCATCTCATTGCTGACTTGGAGCAGGTGGTGACCGACAATTATGGGCAGATAGAGAAGCCTGCAGGAACGATGCTGACGCATATATCTGATGCATTGCGAAATGTGATACTAATCAATTCACTCGAGAAAGAACAGAACAGGGATTGGGTGCGATTATGAGCTATTCCGAAGTTCTAATACAGGCGGCACAAATAGAAGCTCTCATAAAGAATGAGGAAAGAAGGAAAGAGCGTGCATACAAGGCTCTATGCTATTATGACGATATCCAGGAACCGTTTTTGGAGAAGGCTCTCAGATATAGATATCCTAATACCTATGCAGATGTATTGCCTTTTATGGTTACCATACCGCTTTCGAAATCAATGGTGCGTCAGTTGGCGAAGCTTTTTCAGAGCGATCCCACGATCAATCTTAGAGGCATTGATGAGACTTCAGCCGTAGCACAAGAGTTCACGAAGCTATTAGACGAATGCAAGCTATATCAGGTCTTAGGACAGATTGATAGTATCTGCGAAACCTGCCACCAGGTAGGTGTGCTTCCACATTACGACGCAAAGCGGGATAGAGTATATCTTCAGCTCATTACGCCAGACAAAGTAACTGTATGGCAGAATGAGAAAGATCCTACACAGCTGGACGCACTTGCATATCCTATACTGAATCGTGAGAATACACTCATCGCTCAGAAAGGCAATCGCTATGCGTTCTGGACGGAAGATACATATCAGGAAATTGAAATCCTGATGAATGGAAAGATAGAAGCTATACCTGGAACTGAAGCTCCCAATGTATATGGGCGTATTCCTGTGATATGGTTCAGCATTGAACTTCCTATGAATCGCTTCTGGATTGACAGTGGATATCCAATTATGAATGCAAACGAGACTGCGAACTTGCAATTGACTGCCTTCAATATGGGCATAGACTTCCAATCTTTCGCTACTATGGTGACAGAAGGAATGCCTGAATCGCAGGTCATTACCTCGAATGTGAGCCGTTTCTTGAATATCCCGATAGACAAAATAACGGGAACCTTGCAAGGCAAAGCGTATTACATTAATCCTGGCGTGAATCTGAACAGCATCTGGCAGGTCATCAATGACCAGATATCGCTTGCTGCAGCACTGCTTGGCATCTCTACGGATTTCATTCGTGGTGGTGCGAACTATTCTTCAGGCTATCAGCTCAGGCTTTCAATGACAGGCGTCATAGACCATAATCAGGCGAAACGCTCAGTATATCGTGAATCAATCAGAGAGCTGATACAAATCATAATGGATTGCAAAAGGATATACGGGAAAGTCAATCTGCCTACTGATGCAGACATAAATATAGATTATGCCGATGTGCAGGTAACGCCGAATCAGATGGAGCTGGAACAGATACGCACATTGAAACTGGCGAATGGGACAATGTCCATTATAGACGCCATAATGGAGGATAATCAGGACTTAGACCGTCAGGGTGCCATTGAGCGAAAAAAGCAGATAGACAGCGAGAATGCGATATATCGCACTCCTAATCTGACCACGGGAATGTTCGAATAATGTATGACAAAATCTTAGATGAGCAGATAGAATGGTTCGAAAGAAACCTGGATAAGGTTCTAAGTGCGTTCCAGAAAAGAATTGAGATGCTGATAGGCGATCTGCAGACTACGAATGGCATTCTCATCTATAGCGATATCAATGTCCAGCAGGCGTATCAGAGTTATGCAGCACTTCAGCAGATGCTTCAGGAAAGCGGTTTCAATGAGCTCGTGCAGGCGGCACAAGAGAAAGAGAACGATCTCCTGAAGTATATGCGTGAACACAGATCTGATGGTGCCGTGCCACTCGCTTTCACAATGCAGACCGCAGAAAAGCTTCAGGGAATGTCCGCTATATATGCCACTCAGTTTCAATCCGTGGCAGCACAAGAGATGCGAAATATACAGCAGATAATAGTGAAGAGTGTCATAGCAGGCATAGACAGTGAAGATGCTATCCAGCAGATACGGGATGTGCTGGAGAATAATCTCAAGCGATACGCAACGACCTACTTCAATACGAGCAGAGGCGAGTTCATACAGGCAGTAGAATACGCCACGAAAGATGAATATGAAGGCGAGCTCTTCTGGGAATATCAGGGACCTCTGGACGACTTGACCCGTCCTGCCTGTCTTATGGGTCTGGGCGTAGAGCCGAGCAGTAGCTATCCAAATGCACCATTCTTCACTGATGAGGAACGCATCGCTTTCGAAGCTGAAACTGCAGGCGACCGTGAATACAACTGCCGTCACGATTTCATCCAGATAGAGCCAGAATATTACAGAGATAATGTGAAATGAATTTACTTGACGAAATAAATTTCAAAATATATTTGCCTTATGGCAGAAATAAAATACTATATACTATAGGAGAACCAAAATGCCTATAAAAGAAATCCTGGATAGGATAAAGTCAACTCTCGGTGCAGATGCACCAGCGGAAATCAGTGCTCTCATAGCGGATGCAGTGAGAGAGGCGCAAGACATCCTGGACAGCCTCAGTGCCGCCAACAAGGAAAGTGCGACACGAAAAGCTAAGATACGGGAACTGGAAGCAGAGCTGGAAGCGAAAAATTCCGAGCTGGAAAAGGCTTCAAGCTCAAATACAAAAGCGGAACTGGAAAGACTGAAGAAGATAGAAGAAGAGTATCTGAAACGAAAACAAGAAGAAGAAGAGAAGCTGATACGCACTTGGCAGGAAAAAGCCAAGGTCTTCGAAGTGAAGGATACAGATCCGCTATACGAAACCGTAAGCAAGATAAAAGATAAATTCGTTCTGGATGGCGATATCACACCCGAAATCGCACAGAAAAATCTTGCTGCAATGCAACTATTAGAAACTGCTGGTGTGTTCAATCCACCCGCTAAAGAAGCTTCAGGATACGCTCCTGCAGCAAACAATGAAAAACCAAAAAGCTCGGATTACACATTCGGGCAAGAATTAAAAAACAGAAAGAGGTAAATAAATGAACATCAGAGACTTACTGCTGGACATTAAGTCGCCCCAAGCTCCCGTGATTTCCGAAGTCGTGAAAGCATTGGGAGTTCTCGAGACCGCACAATTCGGATTCAGTTCCGATTTTCTGCGTCACGAATATGAAGTATTGAAAGAGGATGGCGAGGCCGCTATACGCTCCGTGAACGGCTCTATTGTTTCCACAATGGAGAACACCATTATGGCCAGCGTTCAGCTCCCATCAATTCAGAGACTAGTCACAATCGACCAGATAATAAAAATGAAATATGGTAGTCTGGAAGCTTTTCTGGATAGCAAGAGCAGGACTGCGACCTATATCAGAAGTATAATGCAGAAACTCGCACAAGCAGTGATATACGGTGATGACCCGACATTCGGCGTTCCAGGTGCGTTCAAGGGATTGCGTCAGATTGCGAAAGCAAATGGACAGCTGATAGGCAGTTTGAACGGCTCTTCTGGCTCTTGCACTTCTATTATAGCGGTGCACTGGGCAGAAAATGAGACTCAGATTGTCATTCCAGAACAAGAAAATGGCAATCTCGTGCAGATGGAACTCGTGGGCGGTGGAACGCTTCAGGCTCCCACTGCGGACACAACCACTGGAGCCAAGAACCTGAACTATAGCGTCAGTTTCTGGACGAATGCGGCATTGCAATGCGGGTCCAAATATAGTGTTGCCGCCATAAAGAGAATAACTTCTGCGACTCCACCTACTGTTGGACTGATTGACGAACTCATAGACGCCGTCAAAGGTATGGCAGATGGCAGAACATTCCTGTATATGAACCGTCTTGGTCGCCGTCTTGTGAAACAACTAAAGAACACGAAACTGGAAATTGCTCCAAGTGATACTGACTATAACACCGTGGTATCGTCTTGGGATAATATTCCTATAGTGCTTGACGAGATGATTGTCAGCACTGAAACCACGGCATTGGATTGATAGGAGGAAAAATGGGATACAAGAATAGAGCCTATGTCATAGACAATAACCTGATACTCAGTAAGAAT